CGTGGAACGTATCAAAAAGACATTTATGGAAAAAGAGATAGATATCGGTACAACAGTTCGTCACGGCGAAGAATACGCGGACTACTTGTCCGAAGAAAAAAAAGAAGAGATATTTGATTTCTTCCAGCCTTATCTCCAACCCACCAAAGATAGCAGAGAGTCTGATAAAAAGTAATAAATTAAATGAAAGGTTTATATGAAACGATTAGTTTTAGATATAGAAGAATACGATATCCCACAGCTCCTAAACAGTTGTGAGATTGATACCGAAACAGGTAATAGAGTCCTAAATAGTTTGAGAAGCGGAAACTCTAACGGCATAAAAGCTGTTGTTGTCAAAGAGGAGTATAAAATTGCCGATTTAGACCAAAAATTACAGTCCTTAAAAGACGGCTTGGACGCACTAACAAGAGCAGGTTTTAGCCTTAATTTACTTGAAAGGTATTTGCGAACCAAAGGTGTTAGTCAGAAAACATTTAAGTTGGTTATGGGCGGTATCAAAGAGTTTTTCTATGAAATTAAGTAGTGTAGCCCTCAAAACCAAACAAAAGGAGACAGAATGAAGACAAAAAGATTTTTTGACAAGGTGTTCGTTGTAGACGTAGTTGCTCTGTCGGGAACAAAGGATGAAATAAACAAGTGGTTGAAGAAAGAGAAATCTGATTATAAGATTTCCGAAGGCGTGAAGGGTTTTTGTCGTCGTGAAGAAGGTAAAGCCTTTTGGGTTTATATATCAAACCCCTTGGATTTTTATGCGTTATTGCACGAAGTTATCCACCTTGTGGGGATGATTACGGATAGGAACGGCGTAGGAGCCTGTCTTATGCGAAGTGCTACCGAGGTGGACGAGACCCTCGCTTACTACCTATCTTATTGGTTTAAGGAGCTGTGGAGATTTTACGGCAAGTTAAAGAAAGGGAAAAAATGAAAAGAATAGACGGACTAACAATCAAAGAAAAGATAGCCATTATAGTTAACAATGGGGATGGGAAGTACCATAAAAATAAGGTTGAAGCCCTCGTCACCCTCATACAAAAGGAAAGAGAAGAAGCTGTGTGGGATTATATAAGGTATGCCAATCCAGACGATTTTAATGATTATGTGGAAGGGGTGGAAACCTACCTATCACAAACCAAAAGAGGTAAGAAATGAAACTAGATGAAAAGATAGAGGAAATAAAGAAAGAATATGAGGATTTATTCACTAAACCTTTTGAAGACACGGACGATTGGGTTGCTCACGATAGTGAAAAGGTTTGGGCTTGGTTTGAGTCTAAGTTACAAAAGGAAAGAGAAGAAGCGGTGAGGTCTGAATATATAAAGTGGGTAGATGAGAAACTTATATTGAAAACTAATGGAATTGAAAATGTATTTATTAGACCTGTTTTGTATCAAGTTTGGGCAAATGTAAAAGCACTTGTTTGTGAAGAACTACATAGGCATTATTCAGACGAAAGGTGGTATCACGAGTATAAAAGAGATGTTTACAGGTTTGTTAGTGATGCGGTAGCTAACTCAATGTTCATACTAGATAAGATAGGTGCGTTAAAAGTACAAAACGAATACCTATCACAAACTAAAGGGGGTAAGAGATGAGTAAGAAACTAACAAAAGACATAGGTGCAGTAGACATCTTAATCAAAGAGATAGATAAACAATGGGGAACACCAGCAGATATGTTGGATACCGTTGGTAGGGTTGAAAGATTAGAGAATATAAAAAACTTGGAACAGGATTTATTGTTATTAGTAAAAGACCGTAAAAAAAGATTGAAGAAACTTTTATCACAGACTAAGGGGGGTAAGGGGGAATGAGAAAGAAAGTAAAGAAACTAATAAAAGTAACAGTTGAGTATAATGACGGAACTATAAGAGTTCTTGATAAAAGATGCGATGAGTGGGAGTCAGAATGTAATAGTGCAATATTTATGAATTGGACTCACGGACACTCTGTGCCTGATTTTCCTTGGAAAGAGATAAGAGGAGACCCCGATGAGAATAAAAAATAAGTTTTGGAAAGAAATTTGGTTTTCGCTACAAGAATTCTTCGCCGAACCGGACGAAGTAACCACGATCAACCCAGAACAAGATGTTACGGCGATAGCAATAGGTTGTGGGTTTTTGTTTGCCGTGTTTATATTTATTTATATGATTCTATGATATTTTTCTTAACAAGACTTTTAGATTTACACTCAACGTACCTAAACGTAACGAAGTGGGGTACGTCCGTCGAGGGTATTCCTTTCAACCGGGGACTTCTTGAGAGCCTGACCTACGGGCAATTCGTCGTGCTTAATCTGACGCTATCTATGCTTGCTTACTTCGTGCTTAAAAGGTTCAAGCTAGGGCGTCCGGCGGTAAGAATATTCACGCTAGTAAACCTTCTTGTCGTAATCCAAAACTACATACTTTATATGGTGGTATAATTAACAAACATATGGATTCTGTGAAAGAAAATCTGCCTTCATTAGAAGAACTAGAGAACGTGCTTGGTTCAAAGGAGCGGTTAGTATTTTTCCTAAAGTGGTTGGAAAACGACCGGAATGCCACAAAGACTTATAAGGAGCTCCACCCAGACTGCTTGGATGTTACTGCGCAGGTAAACGGAAGCAGAATGTTATCCAAAATCCCGGTGGCGGCTGTTGCGGCGGCATATGGGTTGGACCATGAGAAATATTTCGCGGTGCTAAGAAACGCTATTGATGCCGAGAAGTGGAACGATTTTACGGGCGAACGAGAGCCTGATTATAAGACCATAAAACCCTATCACGACAAGCTGGGAAAACTGCTAGGGGTAGAGACAGACGCTCTCGGTGTACAGGTGAATATCGCGAATATAATCCAGAAACAAAAATCTGAGTATGGTATTTGAAAAATATCAACGATTTATAGAGGAACAGTTCGAGATTGTGAATAAACAGGGTGAGGTGGTGCCTTTCTTTCTCAATCTTCCACAACAGCAGTTTGTAAAACAGGCAACCGGGAGAGATATAGTACTAAAAGCCCGTCAGGAAGGTTTTAGTTCTCTCGTCGGGGGGATATTTACAACAGATTTTATACTCGACCCAAACTCATACTCGGTGGTTCTTGCGGATATATCAGATAATGCTGAGGGGTTATTGGATCGGGTTAAGTTTTCGCTCAAAAGTTACGAGGAAAAGAATGGTTTTAAAATACCATTAAAGTATAATTCTAAGTACGAGCTAGTAAACGAGGCCATAAATTCCAAATACCAAATAGGAACTGCCGAGAACACGGACTTTGGGCGTTCCAAGACTATAAAGAATTTACACATGAGCGAGGCAGCATTCTTTAAGCATTTTGGAAGATTGATGGCTGGAGCTTTGCAAGCCGTTAGACCGGACGGTAGGGTGGTCATAGAGACCACGGCGAACGGGTATAACGAATTCAAGGAGTTTTGGGACGATTCTGTGCGCGGTGAGACGGGTTTCAACCCGCTGTTTTTTAGTGCGTCTAGTTTTTACCCCCAAGAGTTTTTGGAGCAAAGAAAAAGGGAGTTGGGAAGGCTGTATGTGCAGGAGTACCCAGAAACGGCTGAACAGGCATTTTTGACTACCGGCCAGTGTTTTTTTGATACCGATGTTTTAAGTACCCTACTTGCGGGGGTACGCGAACCTACAAAGGAGGGGGCTATATATCTTTAGGCAATTTCGTCCCTTAAAACAGGGGGAGTTTATCCTCGTAGGTGGGGATTGTTCTCAGGGGGGTGCTGATTACGGTGCGTGCGCTTTTCTTTCCAAGAGCAGTCTAGATATTCCTCTGATTTACCACTCCCGCGGTGTTGCGGCACAGATGACTGCGGCAATATTTCCTATTCTTGAGAGGATTTTTGACGTTACAGGTGTTCCCCCGGTGGTGGCCTTTGAGTCTAATAACGGGGGGGCTTCTGAGATGGAACGCCTTTCCGTGTTGAATAGATTAAATAAATATCGTTTATATGTTATGAAATCCGTAGGAAGGGTAGAGTCCGAGCCTACGGGGAAGTACGGGTATCAGACAAATGCGGCTACTCGCCCAATTTTACTCGGTGATTGGAAGCAGGCTGTGGATGGAAGGTTGGTAACTATTTACGATAGGGAAACTATAAAAGAACACTTGAGTTTCATCATAACCCCGAACGGTCGCCCGGCGGCCGAGATTAACGCGCACGACGACTTAATCTTTGCGCACGCTATTGCGTGGCAGCTGTTTCAGACCGAACGGCCTGAGGTTAGTTATGATTGGGACATGCCACCCGACGATACGGTAATGTTTTCTAAGGAGGGGCTTTATTAAATGAACTATGATCTAATCATAAGGGAGTCGAATGTTCCCGCACACGCAGATATTGAAGCAAGTATCGCGGAAAAGAATACTGGTCAGATTACCTTTACCCTTAGGATTAATGGCGGAAATATTGTAGATGTTTCGTTTGTGGAGTACGTGGATGTACGAAAGAAATATGCAACAGATAAATACCACCCCACTGGCACAACTATTAAGTAAGAACTTACTGTTTCACGTCATTCTTGAACGAGAAGTACAGACAACCCCCTTTGGGCAAATAACCTTCAACTTTGAAGTAAAAAACGGTGTCGTAGTGTCGGAAACGCTCAACATAGTAAAAAACCGCAGAAGGCGTTATTCCGGAACGCGTATTGACACAGAATGACGTCGGTTGTATAATTACCTTGAGTCGAAAATACTGAAATGTATATTAAGACGAGCTATATTATGTGCTCGTCTTTTTTTGTTCTTATGAGCACAATTATAAACGAGATTAAATCGAGATTTCAAGCGTCCTATGATAACCTTTCTACTAAAAGAGAGGTTTGGGACAGTATGGAAGATCTTTTTCACGGCAGGTTAAACGACACTGTATCTAGTAGAACTAAATCTCAGATTTTCGACCACCGTCTATCAACACTCATAATAGAGCGTGCCCACAGAGTTATGGCACAACTTCCCGTCGGTAAGGTGAGGGGCATTTCTAAGAATGACCTAGGAGATGCCAGGTTGAAGAATTTGATCTTAGATAAGTACGTCGTTCCAAATGCCAACGCTCAGTTCGATTTTTTAACTAAGCTAAGGATGGTCGATATGTATTCTAATGTCTACGGAGCGTTCGATGTTCTCGTGGATTGGGACGTACGCTCAAACGGGTATGCTGGTCCAGACATATGGCTATTAAATGTTCGTGACGTGTTTCCCCAGGCAGGGGCTGTTTCTCTCGAGGATAGTGATTTTGTTATCGTAAGAACGTGGCAACCCCTATCTTATTTTGAACGATTGGGTAAGAAGGATGGTTTCAAAAACATTTCTAGTATTGTGGGTAGATTAAAGGATAAATCTGGTTCCAAACAAAACCGTACCTCCGAAGACCAATCTAAGCGTGGGGAAACACAATATCCCAATACTTCGACGGCTAAAGGCATGGGGTTTTTTGAGGTTTTAACTCAATTCGAGGGGGATAGATGGGTCGATTTTTGCGTTGATGCGGACATGGAGTTTAGGGACATCGAAAACCCACACAAGAATGGGGAATTGCCTATCGTTCGTAAGTATTCCATGCCCCTGCTTGATGATATATCTGGCATGGGGGATATGGAACGGGGAGAGTCTATGCAAAAGACCATCAATGCTGTGTGGAATCTGTACTTAGATGGGGTAAAAATGTCTATCTTTCCGCCCGCACTGATAAACAAGGACAACATCGCTGCAATGAGTTCTATCAAGTGGGGTGCGGCCGAGAAGTGGTTAGTTAGGGGGCAGATAGACAATGCCGTCAGGACTATCAATCTATCTCCGCAAGGTATTTCTACGTTTAATAACACACTCCAGACAGCCAACGCTTCAATCCTCAATCTATTTGGTACATCGGATACAACAGTAACCAAGGAAACCGACGCGGGTTATGGTAGGACTCCACAGGCGTTGCAAATGCAACAGGCACGGGAAAATACAAGAGATGCCGCAGACAGGTTCTATATGGAGAGATTTTTGACCTCCGTGATGAAAAAGATGGTAAACCTCGTATCCAAGAAGCAACCGTCGTCTGTTGCTATAAGGATGTTTGAGGAGGAAATCGCAGAGATTGCAAGGAGTTACCCGGAGATTGAGGAGATGTATGACAAGGAGAGTGGAAAACTGGTTATAAGTAAGAAAGGATCCGGTTCCAACCTCTATGATTACGAGATCGTATCTGGGTCTACGTTTGCTGCGGACCAAAAAGTGCAACAGGACAACCTGTCTTCACTCATAACGCTGTATAAGAGCTCTCAGACACCAAATGGAAATACTTTGGTGGCGGATTTGGATAAAGAGGGTTATATATTGAAGTTCGGCGAGCTTTTCAAGAAAGTGATTGCAAGCTCCGGCATTCAGGATTGGGATAAAATTCTTGTCGAAAAGACCGAGGAGGAGAAAGACCAGACCGTTCTAAGCAGTGACGCTCAAATTTTCCAAAATGTTTTAGCACAAATGCAACAGGGGCAGAATATGAACGCAACGCCGCCCGAGATGGGGGCGGTGCAACAACCGCAGGAGGAGGTTTTATGACAGTAAAAGCCGCCATTAAACCTGATTTTTTTGTGAATGTCCCGTCGTTAGCAAAAACTGGAGGAAACGAGGCTTTGACCGAGGAAGAGTTGGCTTTGCATGCAATGTCTCAAACCGCCGGGTGGAAGATTTTTAAGGATATTGCAATAAGCGTTACCTCAGAGTTAGGTGGTATAAACAAACTGGCTATTTCCCAAGGACTGCCTTTGGACGAAATAGGACGAAACGCCGTGGTAGTTAGCTTGGCACAAGAGGCGATTGAGAGGCTGCTTAATAAGGTGGCAGACGCTTCGGAGGCCTGTGCAAAAAACGAGTGATGAGAACATTGAAATAATACCAGAGTCTGAGACGCTGGATTTTAACCGACCTGCGTTTGTCTTTAAGCCGAACGAACAACATAGTTGGCGGCAACAAGGTCCGTATTTGGTTTGTAAGTCTTGTGAGTTGCAACACGCCATCTACATTGGGATGGATAAATTGCTTGTGGGACTGGACGAATCAGGAAGACCAATACTTAAAAACAGATAGTGTTCTTGTATCTGCGTGTGCAGGAACAAGCACATTATTGCTTGGGATGACCTCATACACCCCTAAGGTGGTATGTAAGAAAGCAGGTGAATTAAATGCAAGATGAAGATACGGCGTTAAACGAGGACGTCGAGACAGAAAACGACGTGGCTACTACGCCGGTAGCAGATGAAAAAACAGCGGAGGACATTGAGTCGTCCGGAACCGCAAATGCGGAGACGGACGAGACGATAGAAACCGAGGAAACCACCAAAAAAGGTTTTTCGCGACGGGTGAGGGAGCTGAACGCTAAGGCCAAAGAAGCCGAGGCCAGAGCCGAATCACTAGAGGCCAGATTAAGGAGTTTGACTGACCCAGCAACGCTGGACTATCAGCAAAACCAACCGTACGATGATGACCCTCTAGTACAGCCCGGAGAGGAGATTGATGCCCTCGAACTTGAGCGTAGGTTACGCACAAGAGAGAGCAAAATCCTCAAACAAACCGACGCGTTGATAACGCTTAGGGGAAAGCAACAGGAGGCGGTAAACCGGATTAACAGCGAGGCCGCGGAGGTTATGCGCTTACATCCAGAACTCGATCCTGCTGGCGAAAAATTTAACAAGGAGCTTTCCGAAGCTATATCTGAGGCTACGGAGGCCTATGTAACGAGGAATCCGTACACCGCATCAGTAAAACAATTTGTGGAAAAGCTGATGCGTCCCTACAAGGGGGCAGTTAGCAAGGAAGTTGGGGATATGACAGAGAGCGTAGTGAAACAGGTTTCGGAGGCAGCTCTGCGCCCAACATCAATCCGCGACAAAGAGAAACCGGCAACGGACAAGTCCATCGCCGAGCTTGAGGCACAACTAGGGGTGGTTCAAGCCTAAAAGCACTAAGAAGGAAGGTGAGATATTAAAACTATATGGCAGCAGTCGGATCAGGAATAAGTGGGGTGACAAACCCCAACACGACAGGTACTCTGACTCAAGAGGTAAAAACCTATTACGAAAAGGTTTTCCTTGCGAGAGCGGAGTATGAGCTTGTTTTGAAGGAGGGCGCTCAGATGAGGACACACCCCGTGAACGAGGGACGAACAGTCAACTTCACTAGGTACACGCCCCTCACTATCATCACCAGCCCTTTGGGGGAACTCTCAAACCCAGTAACATGTGCTATTACGGCATGTACTGTGTCCATGACTCTTTCTGAGTATGGCTTAACAACCATTCACTCAAAATTGCTAACTTTGGTATCCATCGATAGCAGCATGAAAGAGAAGGTGGAACTTGTGGGTCAAAACATGGGAGAAACTCTCAATCGTTTGGTTAGAGCAGAACTTCAAAACGGCACAGCTTTCTACGGCAACAACCACGACGTGGCAACATTTACTGCGGGCGACACGCTAGATGCTTGTGATATAAGGCTTATGACCAAAGCTCTCGAAATTGCTAAGGCGAGACCTTACAAGGACGGGATGTATATTGGTAAGACAGATCCTATCAGCAAGTACAATCTAATCGGTGATTCCACGTGGGTAAATGCGAAAACGTACTCCGATGTAAAGGATCTTTACAGGGGGGAGATGGGAGAGCTTTACCAAGTTAGGTGGCTTCTAAACAAAGACGTTTCCTCTGGAACTGAGGCAGCATCTACAGCATCTTCGGGTGTTACTAGATACTACACCTACGTTCACGGAGACAACTCGTTTGGTTGCTACGATCTATCGCAAGATAAACCGAAACTGTATATTCTTCCGAATCAGGTGGATTCAAACTCACCTGCTGGTAGAGTATCATATGTTTCGTGGGCAGGTTCTTACGCAGTTAAATTACTCAACAGTGATTGGGTACAGGCCGCAAGATTTGCTCTTGTTTAACCTTGGGTAGCACCGGGTAGTGGTTGGGGGAGGCACGCCCTAACGTGCTTCTCCCACCACGGAGGGAAGGAACAGTGTATGACAGAGATAATTTTTAGAAAAAACAACGATAATAGGTCCGCTGACCGGGATCTTATAGAGAAGGGTCTTAGAAGCGGGGATCCCAACGTTGTAAGACAGGCCGACCTTGCTCGTGGTAGGTTGAACAAGGAAAGTGCTGCTGTGCGGAGCATGCGTGAGGCGCTTGTCAAAGCACATCGTGATAACAATAAAGACGAGATAGCCGATATCCATGATTTCGTGGAAAGACACGACAGGTATCGAAATGAGTACTAAGTTTGAAGGTCTTGATGGTTATTTAGAAAGGTGCTATACTAGCATTGCAGTAGGATTTGTTAGGTATGCAGTATATAACGGGCGCAAACTCTTTTATAGGACGACATCTGGTTGCTAGACTAGACGCTGTTGTAACAATTCCCCACGAAAACATAGATAAAGTTCATTTTTCAGATGCCGAAAAGGTGTTTTTTCTCTCTGCCTACGGAAATATGTATTGGCATACTGAGGACGATAAAATAATTAAAGCCAATGTTAGCGATTTAATTACCGTACTTAATTGGATCGATTGGAAAAAGATTAAGTCCTTTGTGTATTTGTCTACATCCTCGGTTAAACGTAGGGTTCAGACAACATATTCTAGGACAAAAAAAGCCTCTGAGGAGATACTTCTATCTTTTATGGAGAAATACAATGCTCCGATAAGCATAGTTCGACCGCTATCGGTCACGGGCGTTGGGGAGCAGAAGGAGCACCTTATCCCAACCCTTATTAGGTCTTGTCTTACGGGCGAGGAGATGGATTTTGTACCCGAACCTAGACATGACTGGATTGATGTAGAGGATTTAGTAAACGGCATAATGATGCTATCAAACAAAGGCATTCGGGGTATTTTCGAGCTGGGAACGGGGACAAGCTACAGCAACCAGGAAGTTAGATTGTTGGTTGAGAAAACAACAGGAAAGAAAGCGAATACGCACGAGGTTAAAAGTTTGCGGGATTATGATGATGTTGAATGGATATCGGATAATTTCAAAGCAAGGGGTTATGGATGGCTTCCTAATAAATCGCTAGAGATTTCAATAGAGGAAATGGTAAATGCCGTTAAATAAACTAGAACGCAGGTGTATTGAAATATCCCAGAAACTAGGCCTAACTCATTTGAGTAGTGTTTTGACCTCGGTAGGCATTATAGACAAACTATTTTTGGTTAAGAAACCACAAGATAAGTTCGTGCTGTCTAACGGGCACGCTTTTCTAGCCTTGGCGGTGATCCTCGAGAAGAACGGTATCGCAAACGCGGAAGAACTCATGAAGAAGCATGGAACACACCCAAACAGGGATGTAGATAACCAAATATGGGTATCTACTGGCAGTCTAGGACACGGGTTGCCAATAGCGGTAGGAATGGCGTTGGCGCAACCTCAGATAGATGTCTATGTATTGGTTTCCGATGGGGAAATGGCCGAGGGGAGTTGTTGGGAGGCGCTACGTATAGCGGGGGAACTGCGTTTGGAGAACCTAAAGATTGTCTGTAATGCTAACGGATATTCTGCGCTCGGCAAAGTGGATGTAGATGCGTTAGATACAAGGATGCAGATGTTTTACCCAAGCTTAGTAATAAGAACCAATCTTTTTAAATACCCCGGGTGGTTACAGGGGGTGTCTGCGCACTACCTATCTCCCACAAACGAGCAATACAAGGAGTTATTAAATGATTAAACCACTACACGATTACGTCGTCTTGCACATTGAGGGGGGTTTGGAAAGCTCCGCGGGTGAGATTATTCTGATCGATTCCGCGAAGGATTTTAAGTACGGTACCGCCCTAGCAGTAAACAATGGCTCGGGTTTAAAGGTAAATAAGATGTATTTATTCAGGAAACACGCGGGGTTTGAGACCGGAGATAAAGATATAATTATTGTGGCGGAAGAAGATGTTTTATGTGAGGTAAAGAAATGAAAGAAAAAGAGATGGAAGGTTGGCACCAATCGCAACGAGGTTACTTCGCAGGAGCTTTGTTCAGCGAAATGTTAAAGGATAGTAGTATTTATCTATTGACGGGGGATTTGGGATACGGCATGTTCGATAAAATACAGAACATGTTCCCGGGTAGATTCATAAACTGTGGAGCTGCCGAGCAGGCGATGTTAGATATTGCCGTAGGATTAGCACAGGAGGGCAAGAAGCCTTTTGTGTATACGATAACCAGTTTTTTTCTGCGTGCCGCTGAAACCATATCGTTGTACTTGGCTCACGAGAACATCGCAGTAAGGCTTGTAGGCTCTGGGGTAGGCGACAACTACAGGCATGATGGATATAGTCACGATGGAACTAAGGCACAGGAGTTTATACACTCGTGCCAATTGATGGAACATTACCCGACATCTAAGGAACAAATACCGGCAATGGTTAAGTACATGGTGGAACACGATGAGGCAAGTTTTATAGGATTGATAAGGTAGTTGTAACATGGTTGGGACTGTGATAATTTAAACACATGCCGTTTACTAAGGGACACCCGCAATATAATACAGGTAAAACGCACTTTAAGAAGGGACACGTTGCATGGAATACTGGCAAGAAAACAGGGATAGTTCCTAGTACTGCTTTCAAGAAAGGTGCTAAGCCGTGGAATACAGGACTAAAGGGAATCCACCAGTCTCCAGATACCGAATTTAAAGCCGGACATACCCCACACAATTGGAAAGGGGATTTAGTTGGCTACGATGCTCTTCACGATTGGGTTAGAAGTAAACTAGGAAGTGCGGATAGATGCGCAAGAGGGGACGACCACAAACCCCCGTTTGAGTGGTCTAATATAAGTTATGAGTATAAACGTGACTTAGATGATTGGGAATCTTTATGTCATAAATGCCACCTACAAAAGGACAAGGAATCTAATTGGGGTGTGATAAGTAAAATATTTCCCAATAATAGAAAGAGATAGCTATGTTAGGCGCACTATACTACCCGAAGGGTACAAAAAAGAGTCCTATAAAGTTTGATAGTCTATATATTCCGTGGATATATAAAGAAATATACTTTGATAGTATCTACGCCGATGTTCTAAACCAGAAAAAGGATATGGTTATAATCGATGTCGGAGCAAATATAGGTGTTGTAACGCAGTTTATGAGGGATTATGCTAAAAAGATTTATGCCATCGAGCCCTCGTCTATGCATTTTGAGGCGCTTAGGAAAAACAAAGAGTTCAACAGGTGGGATAATGTGGAGGTTTTTAATTTGGCCTTATCCGATAGCGATGGAGACGCCACGATAAACTTCCTACCCAACAACCTTACGTGCAATTCTATCACCAACGATTACGGCCAGGGTGGGGAAAGGGTAAAAACAATGTCGTTTGATACCTTTATGGCGCAGAACGGAATCGGTGAGGTGGATTTCGTAAAGTTTGATGTAGAGGGGGCAGAGGACAAAATTCTAAGATCCGAGGGATTTATCAAAATAGCTCCAAAGATTAAGGCGATTGAAGTAGAGTTTCATTACCCCACGTGGCAACTTCTTGTTGAACACATGCTTAGGCTGGGTTTTCAGGCAAGACGTTATGAATGTTCAGCAATAGTGGTTTTATTTACCAGATGATTATTCATTTAGACACGACCAGGTATATTTGGGAGGTTCTGGAAAATGGAGAGTATTCTCCTGTATTTGATAACCTTGTGGTTATGGATTTAGGTTGTAATATAGGGGCGTTTTCCCTATGGGTCTATCCCAGAGCCAGCACGATACACGCAGTCGATAAAGATACGCGTAGCCTAGATTTATTTAGACAAACTATAAAAGACAATAAACTTAACAAAGTTCGGTTATATGAAGAGCGTGTTTTAAACCTCGGCGAATTTATGTCGGGACACGTGATACCTGTGCTGGATTTATTGAAAATCGACATAGAGGGTGATGAGGTGGAACTATTCAATAGTGCGTTTCCTAAAACCTTGGTCAGAACTATTGTTGGTGAGTACCACGATAGGCCAGTTAAGAATATTTTGGAAAACTTAGGATACCGATATTTTGAGTATCCGAACCAACATTTTGTGGCGAGGATTTAATCTATGCAAAGAAAATGCGCATTTACAGTAGCAGACGACAGATATTTCTACCCCGTCGGGACGCACATTTTTATTAACTCTTTTGTCCGGTTTCATCCCGACATTGATTTGATAGTCTTTCGGCAGGATGTCGTAGATAAGTTGTTCGCTGAGAAAAATATCAATTTTTATCAAGCCAAGCCGTTTTTGGCGGAACTTTTGGTCGATAAGTATGATTTAATCGTAAACATAGACGCCGATACGCTAGTTTGTGGACGCCTAACCGAGGTGTTTGACAACACAGATTATGATGTGGGTGCTGTATGGAACTACAACGATTATGAGAACGCTAGTTTTGAAAACATTACCGAGGAGATGTATCTACAGGCGGGTATGGTTGCCTCAACGCACCCAGATTTCTGGAAAGCATGGCAAAAGATAAATCGAAAAGCAATGAAGTACCTACGCAAGGAAAACGATACTCTAAATTTGTTGATTTATAATGATTCAAAAATATCTAAGTTGAAATTGAAGGTATTTGACAAGGAAAAGGATTACTACGGTTGTAAGTCTTTGGGTCGGGAACCTCTGTTTTATATAGAGGATGACAAGCTGATGTGCAAGAACGAGCAGGTGTTTGCCTACCACTTTGCTAGGGGAAATGTTTTTCCTAAACTAGATTTCGATAACATGCCACTTACCGACGAGGTTAGAGTGTGGGCAAAGAAAATTGCTTTTGGTGGTAATAGTATTGCTGTAAGGAGGATTTAAAATGAAACCATACGTACTTGTTTCCCCTCCCTATGACCCTGTTAGTGGGGGGATAAAAGTAATGTTTGGTCTTTATGGGCACCTTCTGGCTAGGGGAGTGGAAGTATATATGAACCAATATCCGGCAGGTGATGTGGTTGCGGTATACCCCGAGATAGTAGCAGACAATCCCGTCGGGGCAGGTACGGTGGTGAGATATATATTGAATAAACTAGGTGTCATGTCCAGCGGACAGGGGGGGGGATTAAAGGAAATTGATCCGAACGAGCATAATTACTACTTTTCAAGACTGTTCGGGGATACTAATGACGATCATTACATGTTCTTACCTGTGATAAACACGAACATATTTAAAGACCAACACAGGGCCCGCGATAAGAGGGCGGTGTTTGTGGGAAAGGGCGAGGATTTAGGTTTACACAAGCCCGGGGCGATTATTGTCGATCGTTCTTTAGCACGGAATCAGGGGGGGCTGGCAGATCTGCTAAACGAGTGCCAAGTAATGTACTGTTACGACCCTGTTTCGGCAATGACGGAGGTTGCTAGGTTGTGCGGATGTCGTGTGGTCATGTTTAACAAAACCTACTCGAAGGAGGATTACACCAATAAGTATGAGCCTGGGTCTGACGGCATGAGTTTTGGTGCGGACCCGGGCGAGATATTCAACGTGGGTGCCTTCAGGCGACACTACATTGGCTTGAGAGAGATTTTCGATAAGAAGTTGGATAAGTTCCTGGAGGATACGCAGAGATGAAAACTATACGTATTTTTGCACTGCCGTCCCATCAATCTTTGGAACGTACGTCCGGGGTAGATTTTGCGCGGATAATACAGCCGGCAAGGCACTTAAACGGTTACAAGGATGTTGATACCAAGTTTGTAGTACATGTATACGATCCCAGAAAACACAAGACACTGGACTGGTTAGATGTAGCTTCAAAGCACGATATTATATTTTTTAACTATACGGCGATGTCGTGGGAATTTGCCAAAATGGGGCTTATGGCAAGGAAGTTTAACAGACTTTTGATAATGGATGTGGATGATCTTATCTGGGGAATACTGCCAGATAACCCAGTTTATGAGGCGTTCAAAAAAGGTTCGGAGAATCTACACAACTTTACTGCAATATGCAACGAGGTAGATTACATAACTACTACCAACAAGTATTTGAGAAACGCTATTTCGCACAATACCGATAAATCCGTTTCCGAGATAGTGGTGTTCCCGAATTATATAGATTTGGATAATCTGTACACACACAGGTCACCTTTTAAAGATACGGCTGACATACGCCTTGTGCATTTCGGCAGCACGTCCCACTTTATCGACCTGCAAAGCGAGGAGTTTGCGAGGGGAATAGATATGATTATGAAAGAGTATCCCAACGTTACTCTAAAAACTGTGGGTGCCTTGATTCCCAAATATAAATACAGGTGGGGGCAACGATATGAGAATAGCTACGGACATCAGGATCTGTACAAATGGGTTGGGGAGAGAATGCCGGGTTTCATGGATGAGGCAGATATTATAGTAACACCCCTAGACGACAACATCTACAATAGATGTAAATCATCCATTAAATACCTTGAGGCGAGTAGTGCCGTAAAACCGGGGGTGTGGAGTAACATACGTCAGTACAACGAGGCGGTCAATCACGGAACCAATGGGTTTTTGGCTACCACCGCAAGCGGTTGGTACGAAAGTATTAAAAAGCTCATAGAAGATAAAAAGCTCAGGAAAAGTATGGCAGAGAACGCTTTCGAGACGGTTGAGAACACACATCAGATGAAAGACAACATTAAACTTTATGCAGATTTTTTCAAATCGGTTCTTTCTTGATTTATTTATATCTAGGTGTATAATATAGGTGTCTTTCGGTTGCCAAGAGCAACACGCAGACCTTGAAACCTTTGGGGTGGAGAGGTCTTTTTTTATTTAAAAAGGAGGTACGTTATATATGGCAATAGGATTTGGAAGTTGGAGGGGTCTCCCGGAGTTAAGTATAACCGAGTTCTTCGGTGGCAAAAAGGGTTCTGTACAAACAGCACGAAAATACCCAATAAATAGGACTACGGCCAATCAAATAGCCACGCAGGCAGTCAGTCCTTACAATACTACTGGTAGTAACCTGTTATCTCGATCGAATACTCCAAGTACGAGCGTGACTACAGGTGGTGGCGTTCCGAGAAACACCACACCTAACGTAATGCCCAGAGAAACAGATCGTTCTACACCCGAGAGTATAGACGAGAGCGCAAGACGTTTAAGAGGAGATATATCCTCTGGGTGGGACAATTACGTGCGTAGTTTAGACTCCCAACTGTCCGGACTTTCTGGACAGAGGTTAGCACAGGAGAGTATGGCCAACAGTCAATATCAACAGGGTTTAGGATCGTTAAATTTGCAGAGGGAGCAAGGACTCCAAAGCCTCGGTCAAAACAGGACTTCGGCAGAGCAAAACCAGACTCGAAGTTTACGCGATGTTTCAGAAAACATACGAAACGCTTTTATGGCGGGAAACATATTTTTAGGATCCCGCGGTGCGGGAGACAGTTCGGCCGCAGACCAGTATTCTTACGCATTAAATAAAATGGGTACCCAACAAAGGTCGGGAGTGATGAATGAAACAGCAAACATCCTTGCTGATATAAACGCAAGAGAAACAAATCTGAATAATATTTACAACACGGAGGTTAATAATCTATCAGAGGCGAAAAACCAACAGGTACAACAGATTGCGATGTGGTTTAATGACGCGCAAAACCAACTAGCCTCCTTGAAAAGTCAGGGTCAGTTGGGAAAGTCACAAGACCTGCAGGCACTGTCTAAAAGTCTGTTAGACCAGGCCATCCAGAGTCTGAACGATATTAATCAACAGGCTGTAACCAAAAAACAGGCATTGGATACATGGGCTATGCGTGTATCCGATAATATATCTACGCTAAAATCTACCATGCAGCAAGTCTCCGAGATAAGCCCCAACCTACCACAGGCGACAGACATCTTTGGTCAACCGGTCGTGGCACAAGGCAATAGAAATGCTTATGCATACAACTATAGCGGAGAAGATGAGAGAGATAGAAACAACCTATTTGGTTGATAACGGAAGGTTTTCATAAAAGATGCCTTCTTTAAAAGATCTCTCTAAAAAGATAAGGGATTACTTCAACCCCGAGGCAAACCAGGGAGATAATTTCTGGGGTAACGATAACCCATTCATTAAGGGTTTGGTGAAAACGCAACAGTTGCCCACAAGTATGCGTGAGGACGTGCGCACCCTACTAAACAAGCCGATCACTCTTTCTCCGGCCAATCAGAAAAGAGCAGAATTTGCAGCCAACTTTGCTACCAGTTTTGCCAAGGCGATGCCGGGAAACATCAATGAACAAATTCAATCCAAGCTCCGGATCCCTCAATACAACGTGCAGACCGAGGTGGGCAAATATGGGAATATAACCGGAGAAGTAGCGTCGAATATTGTGCAAACAGCCGCCTTGGGTAAGGTTATCTCCCCGGCGTTTTCAGGCGTACAAAAACCACTGGGAACTCTTGCGGGCAAGATAATCCCAAAGAGTAAGTTCATCGGAAAGGGCGTTGCAAACATATCCCAGGGACTTCCATACACGACAGCATTTAATGTACTCAATAAAATTGAGAACCCCGATTTCAAAACAGATGTAAAAGGTGATGTGGCGTTTGATTTTGCCACAGGTATGTTGCCGTTTGTCGGTGTTGGTGGGATGGTTGTTGGTAAAAATGCCAAGAATTTCAAGAATTTAGCAAAACTAGAAGGCGGTTTTGACTCCCAACCTAAAGCGTGGCTATCAGACTACACATCAAGCGTTAAAAAAGACTTTGTAGGTATTATAAATAAGCTTGTTAAACAAAAAGAAACACCCGTTCTTGCCGACGTTTTTAACCATAAGACCCTATATCAAAACTATCCTCAGCTACAACACATAAAAATTGAACTGGACCCGAACTATACCCACTCAGCGACCTACGGCAGCTTCGATCCACTCACAAATACAATGAAGATGAATCCGAAGATGACAAAAGAGGGGTTCAGGTCGACTTTAGTACACGAAGTACAGCACGCAGTACAGGAGATCGAAGGTTTTGCGAAAGGAACAAATCTCTCGGGTGGAAAAGGTGCTTATAGAAACGCCGCGGGTGAGGTGGAAGCCCGTACAAGTGAATTTAACTTAAACAGACGAGCAGACGAAACGAACCTAAAATCCCTATATGACGACACACTCAAAAGAGAGGGGATAAAAAGAGAAGATGTGATAGTAAGTGGGGGTGGGAAGAGTCTATCTAAAGAACTAAAGGTGGGGGATGTTAATCAGGCTCCCCGCGTAACTTCCAAAAGCCAAATCCAAGTAGGAGGGCAAAAGACATTGAAAGTAGCCAAGCAAAACCTCCCCACGCAGCCGCAAGGAGAACTACCAAAGCAAGTGTTAGAAGCACCCACTTCTCAAAAGAGTTCGGTTCCCGATCTTCCATATGGCGACAGTATAGCACGGGGGGGCCTAAAAGGTACAAAAACACTGTTCGGAAACGAACCTATAAAAACTGACGCCGTGTCCTCAGAATTAGATAGTGTCGGTAAGGCAAAATTAGAACGTAGGGCTAAACTAGACGCAGAAAGGGCCGCGAAAAACGATTATGATCGGTGGTACAAGGCACAAAGGGAGTCCGGGCAGATAAAAACAACATCAGAACAGCTCGATATTATCGGAAAAGGTATTGAGGGTAACACAAAAGGCGTAGGTGCGAAGAATATAGAGGAGCTAAAAGATATTGGGAACATCGCTAAGGGATTTGACACAGTAAAACGTAATTTCAAGGCAGTTTTCGACAAAAGGTACGGGGAGGTAGAAAAAGAGGTCATAGAGCCGTTCTATAGAGGAAAAGACTTGATGACAAGAGAACTAGAGTCTTGGAGCAAGTCGTTGAAAAGCTTAGGAATACAAAAAGGTAGCAAAATATCAGCGATGGTTCAGTTATTTGGAGAAAAGAAAGTATCCTACGAAGGACTAATAAACAAGTTTGGAAAAGGTACTGCGGATAAGATTGTTGGTGCGGATAAGTTCTTTAGAAATGCTTACAACACACTTATAGATGATGTAAACAAGTCTAGGGCAAAGATATATCCCAACAACCCCGAAAAGATTATCCCTAAACGAGCTGACTACTATAGGCATTTCAAGGAAATGCAGGAAGGTGTTGCAGGGCTTAAAAATATCTTCGAGTCTCCTTCGGGGGTTCAATCTACGCTTGCGGGTATATCGGCAGATACAAAACCAAAGTCTAAGTGGTTATCGTTTGCACAACGCAGGGGGGGCGATAAAACAACATACGATGCAGTGGGTGGGTTTATAGATTATGTTCAAAAGGCCATGTACGCCAAACACATAGACCCAAACATAGAAAACTTTAGAAATCTATCTAGCGAGTTAGAACAAGCCACACTAGACGGTGTAAATAAGGGCAAGCTTAACAATTTTATCGAATACTTAAACGATTTCGCCAACGACTTATCAGGAAAAACAGGACCTATAGATAGAGCATTTCAAAAATATATACCGGGTGGAAGGAAGGCAATGCGCGCACTTAACTGGTTAAACAACAGGATTAAGGCAAATGTAATTCTAATGAATGCATCATCTTCTGTAGCTCAGTTATTTAATATACCCCAAGGTATAGCAAACGCCGGACCAAAAAATGCTATAAAAGGACTCGGAGGCACTCTAGCAGATATATTTTCAAATAAAACTCCTATAAACAAATCAAGGTTTGTAAGAGAAAGGTATTCGGACCCGTTCTCAGGTTTCAATACGGGGTTAATCGATAATGCCCGTGATATGGCTAAATGGTTAGTAACTATTGGAGATGAAATAGGAACCAAATTTATATGGAATTCACACTATGCAAAGGCTTTAGCAGAAAATGCTCCCAACGCAATTAAATATGCTGATGATGCCACAGAATCAATGGTCGCAGGTAGGGGGGTAGGGGAAGTCCCTATACTACAAAAGGATAAGGTGTTTCAGCTTGTTGCACCATTCCAACTTGAGGTTGGAAATCTATGGTATGTAATGAAGGGTTGGGTTGATGAAAAACAGTTTCAAAAATTAGCAACTTTTGCCGTAGCGTCTTACTTTATGAACCGCGCAGCAAAAGAAATTCGTGGCTCCGATGTTAGTTTTGACCCCATAAATGCTCTTGTGGAGGGGTTACAAGCATACGGAGCAGAAGAAGATAAAAAAATAGGAGCATTAAAGCTAGCAGGAAGGCAAGCTGGGGAAGTGTTATCTAATGTTCCAGGAGGACAGTCTGTTGCCGCGCTGTACCCCGAATATGGTGCTACTGTGGGGGATACCAAGCTCCCTACAAGAAAAGACTTGTTTGGTGAAGGCGACCCGACTAGGTACGGAAGTGGTTTATTGGTGGCAAAAGGTTTGCAGGATCCGCTTGCCAAAATTGTACCCCCGTTCGGTGGACAACAAATTAAACGAACCATAGAAGGTCTTACCGCGGTTCACGAGGGGGAATCAAAAACTAAAGGTGGCGATACACAATACTTAATCGATAAGAGTCTAAAGAACTATGCCCAAGCCGGTGTATTTGGTAAGTACTCAGTCCCCGAAGCGCAAGAGTACTTCAAGGGTAACAAGCGCCCTTTAAGCGAGAAGCAATCCGAGGTAGTTAGGGGTTCTTCCGACAAGGAGTCTACCTATAACGAGATAATGGAAACAAGGGTTAAAAATGCAGAAGAAACAAAGGTACGCGAGGCTGTAAGGGAGGGTGGTCAGGCACAAAACACGGGTGAAAAATATATTTACTACGACAATAGCAGTGGTGAGGTCAAATCCATAAACCTAAATCCCGACCTAACCCCACCCAAACTTACAGGAATTACTGAGCTAGACAGGAAAGCCAAATCTCAATATAACGGGAAGATAACCAAGCGCGCAAACGATGTTTATAAACTTTACGAACTCGGACAGGTGACGGAAGAACAAGCCGGAAAAGAATTAGCTAAACTAGCCAAAATGAAACTTGTGTCGGGGAAGAAAAGCGTCAAGATATCTATGGGCAAGGTTAAAAGACGTATCAGCAATATTAAAATAAACAAAGCCAGAAAGATAAGGTCTATAAAATTCAGAAAACCGAAGTCAGCTGTGATAAAGACGCGCGGTGTTAAAAAATCACTGGGGTTTAAGGTCAAAAAGTACGCACAGCCCAAACCTGTTAAATTTATTAATACGTTGGCGGGTGGTTTGACAAAGCTTGTTTAAAAATATATAATTTACTTAATCTTTACCTACAAGGATGGTAGGTCGGACGGGCACAAGGCTCGTCTTTTTTTATGGCAAAAATCATTGATACCGTCTCTGACGCAATTACATATATAAACAGTCTTTATGAATCTGACTCATCGGCACCATCATCCGGAGATGAGGATTTTACTGTTTGGTTGTCACTCTTGAATGTTGCCGTCAATATCTGGGAAAACGAGGAGGGTGTGTTGTGGAAGGAGTTGTTTGTTAAGTTGGCCGATGCTGCGACGGGGGATAAAACTACGTCCGCGGAAGATACGTCTTATGCGTGCCCAACAGATTTTAAGTTTCCTGCTAGTGGTTATGTGTGGCTGGGTTCTGGGACGAATAAAGTCGCATATAAGGTAATATCCCAAGAAAAGGCACAGACTTTGGAGAATGATACATCCCACTGGTGCTATTTCCTCCTAGACGGTTCGCCAACTCTGGAATTTAATCCGAATCTTTCTAGCACTTTTCCCGCAAATTACACTATTTCCTATAATTACTACAAGAACGCTACCAAACTAACCGCGGGGGCATCCGTGTTTGAGATGGCCGACCCCATGTTCGCAGTTTATTATGTTCTATCAGAGCTTAAAAAAGACGAGGGGGATACATCTGCCCTTGGAATAGCTACGCAGAAACTAGAGGGCATGCGAACGCGGAACGTCGCTCCCGCATGGTTGCAGGACAGTACAGAATTTAGTCCCGCAGATGACGGGTTTGGTGTTTAAATGCGTTTTACAGGTCGTGGAAACGGCGGACAAAAAGAAATAACCATCGGAATCGATGATTTTTCCGGGGGTAACTCCTCTTTGGTGCAGGAGGCGCGAATGAGTCCGAAATTTGCGGTTCAAAGCACCAACCTCATGCAGGTACAGGACGGTTTGTGGAAAACACGCTGGGGTAGAAATTACTACGGTGCATCCCACCCCGCAACAATCGATGGTGCGGCCGAGTATGTGAAATCCGACGGAACCACGGAACTAATTACTATCAGTAACGGCACTGCTTATAAATCTACTGATGGGGGGACTCTCACCGCAATAACGGGCGCAAGTTTTACCGCAGGAATACAGTGTTACTTCATGCAAATCGCCGGATATTTGTATATTGCCAACGGAACGGACTCACTGACCAGGTATGATGGGTCGGTTTTAACCACGTACACAGAAATATCAGCCCCAACCAATCTGACAGCATCTCGGGTCGCCTCGGGGCTTACCAGCGGTATTTATACATATTATGCCCAGGTTACCGCGCTTAACAGTGTGGGTGAAACTGTGGGATCTACCGAAGCCTCGATCACGGTCAATAAGACCAGAGATAATTGGGTCGCGGGAACGGATAAATTAACATGGTCTTGGACGGCGTCATCTGGCGCTACCCGATATCAGATATATCTCTCAGATCAATCCGGTTATGAGGTACTCCTAGGGAACAGCGATGTAACAAACTTTACCGATGACGGCACAAACGACCTGAATGTTTATATAGAGGTTCCTGATGCCAATACTACCGGAGCACCAAAATTTATCTCCATGGTTCTGTCGGGTAATAGAGTTTGGGCAACCAACAACACGGCGGACATGTACAAGGTATATTTCTCCGGGACGGGCTCTTTTATCGGAAACTTCTCTGATTTCTACGGTGGCGGTTGGATTAATCTGGAAAAGGGCGGACGCGAGATTCCTGTTGCAGTAAAACACTACCAGAGTGGTACCGGTGAGGGTAGAGCCACGGTTTTATCGAGAACTCCCGACGGCAGGGGAGCCGTCTGGCAGATAACCATCACAAGTGCTACTGTTGGGAGTACATCTTTTTCGGTGCCGTCCGCAACAAAGGTGGTGGGGTCGTTTGGTACTGAGTCAGCACTGGGGGTTGTTGCTACCCCGAATAATCTAGCCTTCCCAAACAGGAAGGGTTGGTTTGATTTAGGTAGCGAAAAGAATTATTACGGTATCCTGCGAACAAATGAAAAGTCTCAAAACATTCGTCCCTACTGGAGGAGCTTGTCTGGAGCTAAAATGAACACTGTTTGTTCGTATTATTACGATGCTAAGGTTTTTATATCGGTTCCCACATCGAGTTCGGGGAATGACCGGGTTATTGTGTGGGACGATGAAAGAGCAAACTGGTCGGTTGATTGGTCGTTTGGTGTTAAACAGTTCCTTGAATATACTACAGTATCGAAGGATACGAAGTTTCTGTGTATTCCCACGACCGGAACTCGGTTGGTAGAGATCTCAGAAAACATACTTAACGATTTTGGAGCCGCTTTTACACAGACATATTTATCTCCTCTTATTCCGGTGTCCAAGGTAAAAACCGATATTTTGAATCTAAAAGAGACTGTTCTGGAACTTGGAAACCCGCGTGGAGCCATAAACTTTCAAGTATTGGGAATTGGCAAGTCCAATAGTTTCAATACAATCGCCACAGCGACCATAACCGATTTTGGATCTAACACGGGTATTGGTACCGATCTGTTTGGTGAAAATCATTTCTCTGAAACGCAGACAAACACTTCGGGGGGAGCGGGGAGTTGGGCAATAATTCTTGTGGACGCACCATCGACATTTACGCAGGCCACAACTAAAAAGGCTATCAAAAAAAGAGCTAAGGTGTACAACATTCAGTACAAGGTTTCTTCCAGCACGGCGGACACGGATTTTACCATATTATCTCTTCAATCTAAGGGCACTTTGGTTAGACGTAGACTGCCATCCAGTTGGACGTAAAATTGACAACTATGTACAAAGGTTATAAAATTACAATATCTTTGCTAACACGAGCGGTTAGACAGACCAAGAACCTTGGGGTGATTGGTCTTTTTTTATTGGCAAAACTATTGGGATTGAAAAGGAAATAACATGGCAGCGGCAAATACAGATAAGTTCAAAAAAGGAGCTAGGAAATGGGTTGGACAGATAGGCTCGGGAGGGGTCTCGGACGCAGTAGTTACCACCATCCCACTCTCCTCGGCTACAGGGCTTCCCACCGACACCGCAGTGGTTGCAGTAATCGACCGTGTGGATTCTGCGGGAACTAAAACTCCGTCACTTGAGGAAACTGTTGTGGGTGTAGTTAGTGGTTCTAACCTCGTGACCGCCACACGCGGCGCAGAGGGAACTGCGCAGGCACATTTAGCAGGCGCTGTGGTTGAAATACTGATAACTAACGTTGGGTGGAACGATCTGATAGACGGGTTACTTGTCGCGCACAATCAAGATGGAACGCATAAATCCGGCTCTGTATTAACACTTCCTCAAATTAATGATACTTCCTCAGATCATCAATATATACTTTCTGTCTGCGAACTTGCCGCCGATAGAACAGTAGCGTTACCACTTTTGACAGGAAATGACGAATTTGTATTTAAAGATCACACACAAACACTTACCAACAAACGTATATCCAAACGCGTTGTAGTAACTACCCAAAGCGCCACACCTACTATAAATACAGACGGTGGGGACATTTTTCAGATAACGGGGCTCGCCCAAGCTATAACTTCTATGACAACAAATCTAACGGGAACGCCGGTTGCTGGGGACATGATCGAAATTCAAATAACGGACAACGGTACGGCACGGGCTATAACGTGGGGCGCATCTTTTTCCGCAACTACGGTGGCCCTGCCGGCTACCACCGCGGTGTCTACTATGTTGCGCGTACTATTTCAACGTAATAACGCGAACACTGTTTGGGATTGTATTGGGAGCATATAAATGGCGGAATTGGTAAACCTTCCTTTATTCAATGACGCGAACATCGTTTCCTATTGGAGAATGGAAGGCAACAGCAATGACAGCAAAGGATCAAACAACGGTACCGATACGGGTATTACCTACAATGCGGTAAAAGGCAAATTCAACCAGGGCGCCGGTTTTAACGGAACTTCTAGTTTCATTTCTGTCGGTACAGCGGTGCCGAATTTCACAAACGGTTTCTCCTTCGTTGCACACTGCATGCCACTGGGGGCACATGGGGGGGGTTATGGAGGGCTTTGGCACGATCAAAGAGATGCCACGAGAAGTCGTTTGCTCATAAATGATAACGGGAGTGTTTTAGCTCAATTTAATATCAACGGCGTAGATGGCTCCTTTGCGAGTTCTGCTGGTGTTGTAATTTCTAATTCTTATAACTCTGTCATTTATACCTACAATGGATCGCAGGAGAAGATTTATGTAAACAGCATTCTAGTTGCGTCACAAAATACGACAGGAAATATGGGAACAAGTGCGGGTGCGAGAATTATTGGACGGGGTTCCTCTGCGACCTATTATTTCAACGGTAATGTCGACGATGTAGCTATTTTTAGTAGGGCACTGACTCAGGCCGAGGTAATACTTATACACAATCCTGGTGGCGGTTTCTTTGGGTTTCTATAAATGAATAATAAAGACGAGTTGTTTAAAATAATACTAGACCAACAAGAACGAAATATACAGGCCTTTGAGGGGGTAAAAAACGCTCTCCAAAATATTAATGATTTTAACGTCCTGCACGCAACAAAAGAAGGAGACAATTATATGGCTATAAAGAATTTAATTTCTTCCAATAAGTCCGTTGTATCAATATTGCAGTGGGTGATCGTGGCCGTAGTATCAGCCCTAATCGTACTGGCG